ACATTACCTGAACCGTTTAATTGTCTTTCTGCCACTCTTTTACCTTTAAGGCACTCAGACATTGCAGGTTGTATTCTATGTTCGTGCATCTCACCTGCTATCCATAAACACAATGCTACTACAGTTTCTATCATTCTACTCTCGTCTAACTTCCGTTTTTATAAACTATTTCTCTATTAGCATCTTTTAGATTTTCAACATCCTCTAAAATTTTTTCGACTTGTTTTTGTAAAAACTCAATGTTAACTTTATTAGTCATATTTTGCTCAAGGTTTTTTTCTATCTTCTCTACACTTCCATAGAGATCCTCAATCAACATAAACTGCTCACTATCGGCGGGTAGACTTCCCATCTCACCCCTGGGCCATTTTATTCTAAATTCAGTATTTTCTTCTACATCATTCTCCATCAAAGTAATCTTTGTAGAGTTTTGATTTAGTCTCTCATTGATCCCAAAGTAAGACCAAACACCTATTGCAACTGCTCCGATAATGGCGAGCATATTACGAACAGGCATACTAACTGCAGTATCATCGCTTATATCCACTCTATCTTTTGTCATATTAATATTTATTAATCCTTCATGTTCTCGTATTGCATATCGACCATCTTGTTATGCAATATTTCATTTGCAAGTCCTATTCTCAAAGCACTAGGATTAGTTGCAATATTTTGTTGTTGTATGTATAAGTCTGCGGCAGGATACCCTATCGCATCTGCTAAGAATATTCTATACTTACCGAAGTCGGCATTGAAAGCAAGTAAGGCAGTAATGTAATTTTGTATGTTTGCTTGTTCTTCATAACTTGCCGCCTCTGCTTGTTTAACTGTTAATTCTGCGACTTTTTTAGCAATGATTTCTTTCATCTTTTTCTTTTTAGACTGTTCTTTTTTCTTTTGCTTTTCTTCTTTAGTTTCTTCTTTTTCAACTACCTCAGTCTCAACACTTTCTTCGACTGTTTCTTCTACAGGTTCTTCATTAGCAGTTGGTTCTTCTTCGGTAGTTGGTTCTTCTTCTACTGTTTCTTCCTCGACTGTTTCTTCAGTCGTTTCTTCTTCAGGCATTTCTTCAGGCATCTCTTCAGTTGTTTCTTCAATAGGTTCTTCGCTGGTAGTTGGTTCTTCAACTGTACTTTCTGTTTCGACTTCTATATTTTCAACTACAGGTTCTTCTATTACTTCAGTTTCTAACTCTGGCATAGTTTCTAACATTTCACTAAACTCTTCAACTAGTTCTTCAGGAAGTTCCATAATCATTGTATCGTCTATTGAAGGTAGTTCATCTAATATATCAAAGTTTGGTAATTCTATTATCTCAGGCATCTCATCTATCTCAGGCATCTCTGGTAAAGTTTCTACTAAAAAGTCTGATTGAAAATCATCTTCAGGTATAGCAAACACAATTATATCATCTTCAGTATCTAATACATCTGAAATAGAAAAACTACCATCATCTATAAAGTCATCTAAAGGATCTAAGTTCTCAAACTCTTCCATTAAATCTTCAGCAATTTCATCAGGTGTTAAAACACCATCATCGTCAACTGCATCAGGATTATCTCTATCTGCTATTGCCTCAGCATATCCTGAACATGTAGGTGAGTATAAAGGATTTGTTGCACATTGAGTTTCTATGAAATCATCTATTGCATCATCATAGTTAGGACAACCTGGGTCATATAAACCATCTGCTACGCATGATGCGTTAAAGATATACTCTGCATATGCAGTTGCGTAACCTGTGCATGATGTATCCCATAAAGGATCAACTAAACACATAGCACCTGTATTTGCGATTGCTCTTACGATTGCTTCTTGTGTAGCAGTATCTTGATTACTATAATCCATTATGTTTGCATTATAATAATCTGTAGCAGAATTACCATATGGTGGTGTGCCACTAGTATCTAAACCAGGTATACGAATTACACCATCTGTTAAGTCACCTGTAGAACCTATGGTATATGAATGTAATTCTAAGTCTATCTCCCATTGATATAAACTAAAGGAACCATCAGGTCTAATTTCTACACCTACTGTATTTAAATTATTTCTTCTTGCATATTCTGATAAGTTTTCCCAAACATATCTTTGATAGTTCTCTGTTCCTTGAGTTAGAAAACGACCATTACCGTAATCTATTAAATCTGTCCATAAAGGAAATATTGCATATGACCATGCACTTCGAATTGTACCTGTGTATGTATCTCCTAAGTCATAACCATTACAACAAAAACGATTGACAATACTTCCGTTGTATCTACTTGTACCAAACTCAGTATCATAGAAACCTACAACACCGTTAGAGAACATTACTGAATGTTCAAATGTTCTATCGTAAAAAGGAAATGCAAAAGGTAGTGGGACCTGAACATAACAGTCATCACAGATATTGTGTTCTACATAATTGTTAGGATCAGTAGTGTCTATTAAATCTTGATTTGCAATACTACTAGAGGAGCAGTAAAGCAAGGAGAGTAGAAAAACTAATACCGATACCAACACCTTTGAGTGTGTCATTTCTTTGCTCTTCTTTTTTCATTCTTTCAGGTCTTAGTTCAGGATAAGTTTCCCAAAGTTGTTTTGCTTCGTCTCCTATCTTACCCATAAACGGGCAAGGTGTTCCTGCCATTTCCATTGCTTTGAAAACTCTTTCATCTTGACAAAGATTTGATACTGCGGCGACCTTCATACCCATATCATAAAGTGTTTTGGATAGTTTTAGTCTTTCACAGTTTAGGTCTCTTACTGCAGACCCTCCTGAAAATCCTAATACTTGTGTTTGAACTGCGCCAGAAAAACCAACAGTACAGAGGTCACTATTAGATGTATTGATTGATGGTGATATAGCACTAGGTGGTGGAGACTTTACTGTAGTCTCTGTTTTACCAGTAGTGTTAACTGTAGAATTTGAAGTTGATTCCGTTACTACAGGATTGCCGAATGCAATGCCGCCCATCAAAAACATCGCAAAAATAAAAGTAATTACTGCGTTGGTATAATTCATTGTTGTCCCTATTATTATTCTTTGACATAGATATTTATAAAATAGAGACTATCTATCAGGTAAAAAAAAGAGGGGTATGAAACCCCTCTCCGAAAATACTTATGCCGCATAGCAGACGCCTAAGTAATGTTTTCTATCTCCTTTGGTTGTCCACTTCTTCGAGGTAGTATTTAAATCACACCTCAAGGCACGACTAGTCGTTGAAGATTTGCCTTTATTCGTTTGCTAGTTTAGAAAAGTACGACATTGCCTCATCGTCTTCTTCCTCAACTACTGTTGAATGTTCACCTACAGATGCAGGTGCTACGGAAGGACTCGACACGGTAGAGATAGTTCTCTCACTCTCTTGCATAGGTGCAGTTGGTGTTGCACTTGCTGAGACATTTAGCACTAAGTCAAGTTTCGCTTTTAGTTCATCATAAGATTTAAAATTAGATGCATCTAAGAACGGTGCTAGTTTGTACTGAGACTTCCAAAGTGTCTCAATCTTACCATCATCTTCAAAGATTGCAGTAGAACTATCAAACTCTGATTTATCATAGTTCGTAAATCCTTCTACTTTTCTAACTTTCAATTTAAAGTTACAACCTTTCCACGGATCAAAAGGATTCGTAGGTTGCTCATCTTCAAATTGTGGTTTCATTTTATCCATAATCTTATCAAAGATTTTTTTACCAAACTTATACAGTTTGACTTGACCTTCATTCTCTGGGTGCTTAGGATCAGACACTACTAGAATATTAGCGATATAAGAAAGTCTTCGCTTTTGCTTTCTAGCAATCTCTTTATTTGCCTCAGTACCAGAGTTCCATAATACAGAATTATATTCAGATACAGGATCTTTCTGATTTAAAGTAGTAAGAGAATTTTCAATATACCACTTACCAGTAGGACCTTGAAATCCATGATTCCATATTCTTACCCAAGGCAACTCTTCGCCTTCGGACTCAGGAAGAAATCTAATCACGGCATAACCGTTACCAGATTTATCTAACTCAGGTCTCCAAAATCTATCATCTTGCGATGAATTATTGCTATCGTTTTTGGGAGTGTTGATTTTATCAACTTCAGATAAAAGTCTTGAAAGATTATCATTAGACTTTTTTAAGTTTTCGAATGTACTCATTTGTATTTACCTCGTATGTTGCGTTGTATAAATTGTCGTATCCACAAAATCATAATATGAGACTATTTATAATATAAAGTTGATGCTTTTTATTTTGTAGAGGCAAAAAAGCATCAAAAAGACCTTGCACCTTTTAGTTTTCTCACTCACTCTGCTAGAACTAACCGCAAATGGTAAAACTGCAGACACTCCACGAAATGAAGTAGTATGATTATATATCTACTAACACAAGTTAGTATCGTACAATCTTTTTCTACTATAGAACAAGTCCTTACATTTGTCAACATCAAAATGTAAAAAAGGTTTATATTTTAGTATCTTTTGCCGTTCTTTTATCCAGAAGAAGTCATCGGCAAGTTCTTTGTTCCAATATGATAAAAATTTATTAATGCCGTCTAGCATGATAATCGTTTCGATGTTTACTTCTTTTCTACTATACATCTTTAATAGTAATGGGTGTTGACCATCTTTGATTACAAAACATTTATCAAACTTATTCATATCTTCTTCGGCAAGTTCTAGAACAATCTTTTCTAAATCTGTTTTAAAGTTTTCTGTTAAACTTTGTATTCGACCTTCCCACTTGTGATAAACTCTTACTGCTTCTTCATATCGAAATACACCGCCCCATATATTACCATCAATATGATTAGCGATTAAAAACTTAGGAAGTGTATCATCGGTAAACTCTTCAGCAAGTCTTTGAAAAGAGAGTTGGTCTTGTCGCTTATAAAAACTTTCTTTTTTAAATTTTACTGCACCTTTAGTTTTTGTAATATCATACTTCTCACTAGTGAAGTGTAATTTAAAAGCAAGGTAAATTTTATAAGCATCAAATTCGTTCATTTGAAAGGTGTGCCGCATATCCATCCTACTAAACTATATCTCATACCTTTTGTTACTGGTTCTACTTTGTGAAACATAAACGATGGAAAGAAGATTGTCAAGTTCTTTTTCGGTAAAATTGTGTGTATTCTTTTTTCATAAGGTACTACAGGTTTAACTCTAGTCTCAATTAAAAAATTACCACCTTCATAATCATCATTCAACAAACAACTAAATGACATCTTTCTAGTTAACCCATTAGGATAAGGTTCAACATGTTGGTCTGTATGCCAGTCATAATGTTGACCAGGTCCATATTTTGTAAACTGTAGTTTTTCTATTTCAGAATGATGCATATTCCAGTTTGCCGCTTTGTTTGTTAATCTTACTGCGGCGATAAACTTATCATATATCCATTTAGTTTGTAGATTATTAGAGATAAAAGAAATATGACTATTTCTTGCTTTAGTTTTACCTTGTTTATAAATCTCTCCTTCTTGAGGATTTAAACTTTCACCTAAATCTATAATCTTTTGTATTTCTTCTTCGGTGAGAATATTATTCGCTTTAAAATATTCTTGCTGATAAATCATTTCTTACTCCTTTATATCGGCAGAGTATTAGTCTTCGGTATTAGATGTAGTTCTTGTGCATTTAAGGCAACTTTATCTTTAAGTGTTTTAGTTATAAACTTTTTAACATCTTGTGGTTCTACATCATTCTTTTCACAAAAGATTACTATTGCATCCATGTGATTAACTTTTTTATCTTTTACGATATCTTCGATTGTTTTGCTAAAGAGTTTAGGTGTCATCGGGGTCATCTTTCATCCTTAATTAAATCACAGGCAAATACTACCCTTCGTCTTTCATCATCATGTTTGTGTACTTCATGATAAAGATAACTAGGAAAGAATAATAACTTACCTGGCATTGCTTTTGATTTCCATCTTGGTGATCCATATACTTGAACTCTAGGATCAGCAAAAAGAGTTTCTCCTATATTATCAAAATATAATATAGCACTAATTTTATCTTGAGGACCATGTCGGTGTAGTGATTGTGGTATTTCTTTTGCTACAACATTTACCCAAGAATGTTTTATAATATAATTATCTACATCAAATGTATTCGATACAGTTTTTTCTATTTCATCATGAAGTCTTTCAAAGTTCTCACTAATCTTAAAACGACTTAAAGTATTGCTAGAAGTATAATAGGTTATAGACAAATCAGATATACCTGTTTCTTTATATGCATAATCTA